GTTCCAAATTTGTTAGCTAAAATAATTTCATTACTTACTTGATACGCAACATTAACTGGACCCCATCTAAAAGATCCAGCAAAAGCACCGGCCGTAGTTAGTACTGATGGAACGACTGTGGTTAAGTCAATTTCAGATACGGATACGCCTGGAGAGATTGTGAATGCCATTTGTTATCTCCTTGAATTATTATGATTTTTTTGGCAGTTTTAATACCATACAGATATTTATGAAAGGTAATATTTATAGTTATCTGTGTATTTCTCTAAAATAAGCAGAATAAGTTTCTTTACTATCTGCTTTTTCCCATACATCACCATCAAAAACATCAAAAGAATGTTCTATACCATCATCAATTACAGGTGCAACGGGCGTCAATTCATCATGTTGATTCATATTTTCAAGTTGTAATTGCTTACGAATATCGTGATTAACAATCTCTTTGAAATATTTTTGTGTTGTTGCCCAAGCAAATATTACTAAACTCATCGCTAAGTCATCAGTATTTTCAGACGATTCTGCTGCAAATGAGTTTTTCTTAGCCACAAAAGTGGTTAGTTCTGATATCGTATCAAAGTCATTGATAACTAATTTATTGCCTTCAACGAGTGTTCTTAGATTGGAACAACCAATTCTTTTCACTTGTGGCGACATTTTCAAACCTAACTGTACGCCTCTGGCAAAACCAGCCGATAATTGTTGTGGCTTTTTATTACCTGTAAATACTTTCCATAAGTTTTCATATTCCAAATCTTGATGTAAAATCTCGGCAACTTGTGGAGTATTATTGATTTCAACCAAAACATAAGCATTATTATATAATTGTGCCGCATTATAAATGATTGTTGGTAATAATACAGGTGAAATAGTAGAACTTTTATATGATGCAACTTGTTCATATGGTACAGTAGATATATCAAACACATTAAAGGCATGAAAATCTAATCCTTTACCTTCAGATACGTCAACCGTGATGGCATATAGGTGGTCTTTTTTATTTTCTTCATCATCTTTGACCGGCATTTTATAGACTTTTAACTCATCATGATTGGCAAGCGGGTCTTGATATACCAATTGTTGAAGTTTTAAACCAGAAATAAGTGTATTTGAAGAACCTAAAAATTCTGTTTCAAATTCTTGTTGGAATTGTCTTTGAGAAGTATTCCGTATTGTTTCTTCTTTCCAATCTTCATCTCGGCCAGGAACTTGTGACCAATGAATCTCAAATGGAACATAATTATTTCTTTTGTTAACCGCATCTTGCCAAATTTTGTAGAATAAATTCATACCATTTGGTGTAGATACAATCAAAATCTTTGTTTTAGTACCAGCAGTAATCACAGGATAAACTGAGGTAAAGAAGTCATAAGCAATATTGGATGGTACGAAAGCAAACTCGTCTAAGAATACAATGTTAAAAGAACCAGAACGAGCCGCTGAACTTGATGTAGAGTCGGCAATAATAACTGAATGATTTTCTAATTCAATACGACCCTTATTCCATTCGACCACACCTTGTTGGAGCCACATAGGAAGATTCTCATACGCTAACTGTAACTTACTAAGAATCTTACGAGCAGTGTCACCACGGTTGGCCAAAACTGCGATGGTTTGAGAATCTTGAAAGAGTACGGTCCAAAGTAAATAAGCAATAGCTGTAGTAGTTTTACCAACCTGACGGGGACATTTTACGATGACAAAACGGTTATCATGAAACTTTTTAATCATATCCTCTTGAAAATCATACATCTCAAAAGGAACAATACCATCATCTAAAGTAATAATTTTGATATATTTGGCAAAGTAAATAGGATCCTGCCGACACTTGATATATTCATCAAGTTGTTCTTTGGTGTAATTAACCTGAACGCCTACTCTTTTGAGTAGAGGATTATCACGGTACGATTCTTTAGTAGCCATTTAATAATGTTTCTATTTTTATTTTTGAGTGTGGTGAATTTGGATTTGTAACATAATTATTAGTTAGGTGAGGTATCCAAGAATCTGAAAAATTATCTACAGGTATTAAAATTTTATGTTCAAAACCTTGAGGCACATTAACATAGGTACTACCTAAATTAGCCGATTCTCTAATACCGTACCAACCTTTTTGGCCTAAATGAAAATAATCCGAATTAATATGTTCTTGCACTAGACTTTTATCCATAATAAACATACCTTGGTATGGTTCACCTAGTGAAATAAATTTTTTACCTTCAACAGAAATTACTGGTCTATTTGTTGGATGTCTTGTACAATCTAAAGAATATATATTGCCTTCTGTATCATTTTCTGTTCTGTGTAAACCAGGCACAAAGTTTAAATTGTTTCTTAAAAATAAACTCCTAGTTTGTTCCCAATAAACTAAATTTTTTTCAGTTACTTCAACATTACCTTCCATATAGACATAATGTGTGTAATCAGAATCTAAAAATGCCGGCATATATTTTTTATGTTCCCATGTTAAATGGTATGGGTCATTCAATAATGCCACATCAATTCTTAAATTCTCATCAAAATTGGTATTTGAATTAACAATAATTTTTGTTTTTTCTGTGGTAATACTTTGAAGGCTTTTGATAATTCTTTTAAAGTTTTCGTATCTTTCAGGCACATAATGAAAACAAACATTCACCCATAATTTCATTTTTCTTTTCCTTGATTTTTCAAAAAGGCAGCCAGTTCATTCGTAGAACCAACAAATATTGCTTTATCTATATTTGTGTTATTAACTTCTTTTTTCTTATCCATCTCACGCATTTGTTTCTGAATATTTAAAAGTTCTTTATTGGCATCTACCATATTTTTTAATATAGTACCATAAACTTCAAATGCTCGTGGATGTTGACCTATTTTAGCTATATTTAATATTTCTTCCATGGCTTCTTTGCCTTGGTCTAAAATACTCTGAAGATTTTCTTTTGTTTGTTGGTAAGCATCATTTAAATCTTCTTCAATGTCAGATTTATTATAATGTGTTGGTAAAGTTTCTTTTTTTGGTGCTGGTTCACCAATTGGATTCACATCAAAGATGTTACTTAATGATTTATCAATATTGCTCATATTAAACTTTCGGGTATGTATTTGCTATATTTGGTGTTTCTGTTATAGTGGTTGTATATGTATAATGACCATTGGAGTTTGCTGTGAGTGGGTTTGGCACAACAATTATTTGTGAATAATCGATTGTTGGTACATTGTATGAGGTGAAAGTATAATTTGAATTAGTAATTGAACCAATAATAGGTTGATTAGACACAAAATTACCATTAACATTTGTCAGAGTGATTTGATTATTACTAGGATTAAATACAACCACTTTTGCTGTTGCCGTGGCTGAGTTAAGTGAATAACCTTGATACACAATTTCACCTGTTTTATATGTTCCAATACCTGTATTTGCTACGTTAAAAATTACAGATTGGCTGTCTGTAATATCATTAAGTATATTTGTAATAGAAGTTTTAATTAATCCAGCAGAAGATGTAGGACCAAACACATAACCTTTGACGGTAAAATTTAATGTCCAAATAATCATACGAGGATCCGAATCTCTTGGTCCTTCATAAGTAACTTCATAATTGGTACTATTTAATACCACAGGTATTTCTTTTACGATACCCATTTCAGGAATTAAATTAAGTTTAATTGTATAATCTGGTGCAAAATATGGTAATATATGTTCGATGATTTGTGTGCCATCTTCTATATTTCTTACGTAGATATATAAATTGAAATCAAAATTGTAAGGCACAGGATTATATTGTGAAAGAACGCCTGAACTTGTTTGATTAAATGTTTTAAAATTTGTATTTTGCTTTCTTGTCGTGTCATAAGAAAGACCGTTCATCTCAAATGACATACGAGGTAAAGTCATCTGAACTTTTTTATCTAAGTTTGGGTCACCCTCAATACGTTGAACATACAATTCTTTCGCTGCATAAGCAATAGGAACAATAAATCTTTCCGCTTCCGTTTCATCTGGATTATAGCGAACCAAAGTGATGTTATCAAATAGACCACCAAAACCTACGGTAATCTTACGAATCATACGATTATAAAATACATTAGCCATTATATATTTCCAAAAGGATTAATTTCGTTTGTGTTTGTTATTGCAGAAGCATTATTTGAAATTAATTCGTTATCATATACTTCTTTGTTTGCTGGATCATATAATGGGTCGAATGTGCTAAGTATATACTGAGCATTACTTCTTGCACCATAGATGATTTGACCATCAATAAATTCTCCTGCAATATTTGTTACCGATAATGTATTTGAAGAAGGTATCCAAGATTGAACTACAGCCACCGTTGTGGCATTAGCTTGTGTACTATCAGCTGATTGGAATACAGTTTCTTGTACTTTATAATTAATATTATTACCTGCGCCTGTATTTAAATGTAAGGTATAAGCGGAATCGGTAACCACAACGTCAATATCTGCAATACCTGTATTGATAATTTCTTGTGAATACTTGAATTTCTCCATTTCTAATTCATAAAAATATGGAACTTTTCTACCTAGCATAAAGAAATCTTTGGTTTGATTCGTAAATTTAATTTCAAATAATTCACCAGTACCATTTAAAAATGGAATATAAATTAAATCGCCTTCATTTGGTCTTGTTGTACTTGTGCCTGAAGAAGAAACTCTTTGTGTAAATGTTCTTTTAGACACAATAACACGAACATTATTTTTAATTTCTAAACCAAACTTAGAAAAGAATTCTTTTTCTCCTTCATATTCTAGAGAACTAGAGAGATATAATTCTAATTGAAATGCTGACTCAAACTGTTTTACTGGATCTTCACCATAAAGAAGGTCACGAGCTTGATTGTTGGTATTAGGCAAGTAATACGCATCAAAACCCATAATTTTTATGGATTCTACAATCAAATCCTCGATAACTCTTTGTTCTGATAAAGAGTTGTAGTTGTTGAAGTATTGAGAAACAGCCATATTAATTCATAAACCATTCAAGTGGAGCGCCGTAATTATTTTCCATTTCTCTTTCTAATCTTTCAATTTCACTAACAGCTTCGTTATAAATTTTTGAGCCATTTAGTGTTACACCACCAGGTAATTGTAGGCCTTCAAACTTACTTAAATTATTACCCCAAGTTCGTTTAATTAAAGCGGTAGCATATTCTTTTAACCAACGGTCATTCCATACCAAATTGTATATTTCCGGATTAATTACCGCATACGCCTCAGCAACCACAACGGTACCGACTGGTGCCTCATAATTACCCCAACCCCAATCAATATATAATCGTTGCATATGTCTTTGAAAACGAATAGGAACTTCACCAGTGAATTGAATTTCTAGTGAGCGTAAGTGTTGTTGTGTTAAATTATAGTTGATGTATGATGCGGAGGTGAAGTCATACAACTCATTTAAACGTAATTGATAACGCAGGTCAAACATATTAATAGTTGCCTGTGAATCGGTAAGTGGAAATATACGAGTAATACCAGCCAATTCAATTTTGATTTGGTTATTACTTTGGTCTGTTGCTTGAGTTGCGTCTAAGTATTGATTATTGATATCATCTTGGGTAACATAATGAATCCAATAAACTTTTTGTAGTCCATCAAAATGATAATCTTGCCAATATTGAATTGCATCATCAATACGGTCTTGTACTTGGTCTGGATCCACGTTAATTTCAATAACCGGGAATCCTAATCTTTTTAAGCAATAGGTTGTAAAATCTTGACGATTCGTTATTGTTGCCATTAAATCCTCCTAATATAGAGGTATTTATGTCTTGCCCCATTTAATCTTGTTCCACACTCTTTCGTGCATCCAAAACAAGAAAACCTTTGTTATTATTTCAGTAAAAGCAATACCGGAGGCTAATAATATCTGGCCAGTTACAAGCCAAGACACCAAAAAGGTGTCTATGGTACCTGTAACTCTCCAAGATATTGCTTTGGCTAAACTTCTAACTGGCGAATCACTCAATTCCAAGTTTCTTTCTGATTTTTGTGGCTGAGATTGCAGTTAATTCTGGAGCTAATTCTTCTTTTTCAATCTTATAACCAACATCTCTACCATAAGTAATATTAACAATATTAGGTACAACTTGTATTTCATATTGTCCTTGATACAATGGGTCTAAATCACGTTTAATAAATGATTTGACTTGGTCTATAGCAAAAGGATTAGAACCTTGCCATCCTTGGCAATCACGAATTTGAATAACAACTTGGCCAGTTTTGGTAATTGCACGCTCAAATAACGCACGATGTCCTTCATGCCATGGTTGCCATCTACCTAACATTTGAACTGTTTCTTTCTTCCAATCAAATGTTGGCCTTCTACGGTTTTCAATAATATGTTCGCCAATAAAAGCCGCCCA